GCTTCGGCTCCCTTTTTTATTATGCCTTTTCCAACCACAAATGCAACAAAAGAGTTGCCAGCTATAAATCAAATACTCACATCCTGTGGTCAGGCTCCTGTAACTACACTAGACCAAACCAACCCGGAAGTTGCGATTGCCTATGATACACTGTTACAGGTGTCAAGGGAGGTACAATCCGAAGGATGGACTTTTAACAAGGAGTATCATTACGAATTTAGCACAGATGTTAATAACGAAATACTTATACCTAATAATATTATACAAATAAAACTGACAGAAAACGCACAGAACTCACCATACCATGCTGTGCGAAGACAAGGTAAATTATACGACAGACAGAATCACAGATACACATGGGAGTATAGTCCTATTGAATGTGATGTAGTCTGGGAGTTTGATTATATAGATTTACCAGATCCTATACAAAACTATATCAAAGCCAGAGCAGCTACTATTGTGTCTGGTAGAATTGTAGGTGATACAGGACAGTATCAAATCTTACAACAACAAGAAATACAAGCAAGAGCTTTAGCTATGGAGTACGAGGCAAACCAAGGACAGTTTACTATGTTTGGTCATCCACAAGACTCTCAAAACTTCTACCAAAGCTATCAACCATTTCACGCTTTACAAC